GAGATGAAGATGCGAAACGTCACAGACATTTCCAGAAACGACGTGATGGCTGAGATTATCCGTATGAAAGCAGTTGGGTATCAACCACAGACAGAGAAGTTTGCACGAGTTATGGATAGCGGTATCGAAGCGTGGGTAGAGTATCGTCGCAGACGTGAGCGCAGGATCATGCAGGTGCACGTGCTCATCAACCCTGATGATTCTGTCGAGGTCTACTGCCCTGACTTGCTTGGGTATGGCGGCATACAACAAGGCAACAACAACTACAACTCGATGGACGAGGCACCAATGTGCGTTCAACAACAAGTTGCCATGCTGCGCATGATCGAGGACAAGGCGTTCATTCCTGAAGTGGGCAGCAAGATAAACAGCCATCAGTATTGGATCGAGGTGATGCCTGAAGAATAATCTTTGTCATAGTGCTTGACACAGTTCGAAAGCGTTTATATATTACAAGAACGAAGAAGGTTACTATGACTGAGATTGAATTGGCAACATTACGATTTTTCATTTGGGTAAAGCTTGACGCGACAGGTGACGTGATTGAACTCATTCTTGGAGACAACGCATTACTTGATACCGTGAAGCTACCCGATATTTCTGAAGTACCACAGTTCGTGAGGGATAGACTTGCGTTACTTAAATTAACAGGTGTTAATAGATCAAACATCAAAGACATTGTAGGTAGAAAGATGTCTGACGAGATGATGATTCTTTACTTAAACCGTGATGAGTACGATCAAATAAAGGAAGAGTGCAAATGAAAAAGAAACTTTCAGCGCAGGACGAGATAGCTAACTTAGAGAATCGATTAGCCAAAGCGAACGCCGAGATCGACAACCTGCATCAAAAACTAGAGGCGATGACAATTAAGTATTACGATATGTTTGCAGTCATGCGGTACTTGGAATCTAAACTAAGCATCACGAGAAAGTAACCATGCCTACCCCTGAGAGCAAAGTTAAGGATAAGGTAAAGAAGTTGTTAGCTGAGCATGGAGCCTACTACTTCATGCCAGCTACGCATGGTTATGGATCGTCGGGTGTGCCTGACATTGCGGCTTGCATAAACGGAAGGTTTATCGGGATAGAGTGCAAGGCCAACGGCGGTAAGGCCACCGCTCTCCAATTGAAGAATCTGCGGGAACTATCATCGGCGGGGGGCATAGCAGTCCTCATCGACGAAACCGGATTGGACGATTTGGAAGCTTTATTAACAGGCGTTAATAAATTAAACGATGGCATCTTTCTTAGTTTTTTAAAAGGAGACTGACGTGCTGAAGAACGGATATTTCATCAAGGAAGACCCACCCAAGATCGGGGCGCATTACACACGTGCTTACAAACCCAATACGATTAGCAAAGAAGAACAGTTTATACAGAACGTGTTGTTGGGCATACGTGAGCAAAGACAATCCTTTCTTTCCAAGATTCTTGGCTTTATGATTCGCATATAAGGAAACAGAATGAACGCATTTATACCGCACTCAGTTGTCGATACACTGATCAAAGAGTTCAACTTGAAGAACGACGCAAACGTAGCTAAGTTTTTAAAAGTACCACCAAGCACTATTAGTAAGTGGCGGCACGGCACTCAGCAAGTAACTGCTGAGAAGATACTGACGATCTATGACAAAACAGGCTGGTCAATTGAGAAGATAAGGGGGTTACTCGAATGATAGCGATGATGATGGGTATCTTACTTATGGGTGCTGGTGTTGCAGTATTAGCATTTGGATTGGCAGCGGCACTGGCTATGTTTTTAGACGAGGAGCGTAAATGACTATTGAAGCAATCAACTACAAAGTAATTTGGGAATGGATTAACACGGTGTGGGCGAAATCATTCGTATCAATAGGTTGTCTGTTGATTGGGCTAGGCGTGGGTGGCGTGATGGCAGAGAGCCGGATCGTATCTGACTGCAAGTTTGCCAATTCGTTTCGCGTAGACATACAGGCGTTTAGCTGCCAGAGAAAATTATGAGCAGCGTGAATGACACTAAGTTTTGTACAAGCTGCCAAACAACACGGTCAGTGGAGGGTGGGGAACTCAGAGTTACACGAGGCGTGAACAGGTGGATATGCTTGCCTTGTATACAACGCAGATCAGAGAGCATCTACAAGAGCCAAAGAGAAGATGCCATTAAAGCGAGGGAGAAGAACAAATGAACAGGGAAGAGATTATCCGTACAGCAAAAGCTGTAGGGTTAGGTGAGGTTGATGACGATGGGGATATTTGGTGCAGTGATGGATTTTATACTGAGGAGATTGATAGCTTTGCACAATTTGTTTATGACGCAGGACGTAAAGCAGAGCGCGAGGCGTGTGCGAAGGTGTGTATAGACATCCGAGATGCTACATCAAATCAAGCTAAGGGCAGAACGATAGCTTCTCACTGCGCTATTGCTATCCGCGAGAGAGGTGCGCCATGACTGACAAACAAATGTTTGTGTTAGCAGGGGTAGCGTTTCTTGCGCCGCACTTGCCTCGGCGCTTTGCCTATGTGCTGGCGGTTACCTATTTTATTCTTGGCGTGTTTTGGGTGCAGACATGACCAAAGAAGAAGCATGGCTCATGTGGATGCAAGAATCCAATCGCTACGTTGAGTACGATTGGGACACGATCAAAAAGTCCTCGCACTGGCAAGCGTTCTCCCGTGGTTGGGACGCCGCGTCTGTCAATGTCAACGGCTGGGACGATGCCTACAAGATGGGCATGGAAGCAGGGAAAGAAATGGAGAAGAATACATGATATTAAGCAAAGAATGTCATGAGCGAGGCTGCGCTGCCTATGATGACAGAGTGGACGAAGGTGTTGTATTAACAAATGAAGGAGAACACATGAAAGCATTTCCAAATAAGCAGTTATACGGCGATGCCGAAGGCATGGACTTACGTGATTACTTTGCGGCGAAGGCGATGCCGTTGGCGATGCAGTGGTTAAAACACAACTACGATAGAGAAATAGGAAATACGTGGATGTGGAACGAAGAAGATTATGAGGACGACCCAAAAGAAATTGCCGAACTTGCTTACAAAATGGCAGATGCAATGATAAAAGTTAGGGAGGGCCGATGAGATACGAAGTCTATGACGAAGACGGTAATTTATTCCGCAAGTTCTGGACTAAAGAAGATGCACAGAAGTTTATGCAGCAGGGATGGAAGTTGGTGACAAAAGCCAAACATAAAGAAGTCAAACCAACAACGAACACCCACGGAGAAGCACGATGGTAATTGCAAGGAAGGCTGAACGATTCGCAAATGCGTTAATGGAAATGCCAAGAGGGGAAAACGATTTAGAAATAGCAGCGGTGCTGAAAGACTTATCTAAAGTATACGAAGCAGCATTTGATATGGTGTATGCAGATACTCACGAGCAAAGCAAGAAGGCTTATGTTGACATGATCAACCTGATCAAAGGCTTGAAGAATGAACGGCAAAATTGATCCAAAGGACGAGAAGATTTTTACGTACGTGGTAAATAAAAATGCGCCGGTCACAATCAAACAAGTTATGAAAGCTTTGACGATCAGTGAGACGCATGCGAAACGTGCGCTGGATTTTTTTGTGTCGATTGGGTTGGCAGAGTTGTCTAAGCAAGGTAGCACTCGCTTCTACAAAGCAAAATGAAACCAAGAGCCAAACCTAGTGACGCAACCGTAGTCCGACTGCAAAGGGCACTCAGGGGTTTGTATTCGTTTAGTGTCAAAGATGTCGCACGTATTCTCAAAAGAAGTATCCGCAGTGCCGAGCGTTACATAATTAAGTTGAGGGAACTCGATGTAGTTGAACTACGGTATCGCGGGGCAGATCGTTATTACTACTATAGGATCAGGAGAAACAAATGAAGTTGGAAAAATTAGCGCAAGCTTTGAATGATGTGCGAAACAAGTTCAAGATCGACAGCACCGACCTGCTAATTATCAGTTCTATATTGGAGATGAAGAAGCAGGGCGATGTGCTGACCATGCAGTTCGTGAAAAACTTTGAAGGCGCGTCGGAGGCAACTACCCACATGCGTATGAAGAAGTTAATCAAGCGTGGCTTACTCGCACGGGTGGGCGACGACCAAAACCTACGTATCAAGAAGTTGGAGCCGACAGGTAAGACCAACGAACTACTCAAGTACCTTGCGGAGATTTAATGATAATCACCGTAGACTTTGAGACGTACTACGACAAAGAGTTCTCGCTATCGAAGCTGACCACCGAGGAATACATACGCGACGATAAGTTTGAGGTCATCGGGGTTGGTGTAAAAGTTGATGGTGCAGAGACATCTTGGTTCAGCGGAACTAAGGACGAGACGCGCAAGTATCTACGTCAGTTCGACTGGGCAAACTCCCTTGTACTGGCACACAACACCATGTTTGATGGAGCCATTCTGTCTTGGCATTTCGGCGTAACTCCGAAGGGCTGGTTAGATACTCTGTGCATGGCACGTGCGCTCAATGGTGTGGATGCAGGAGGGAGCCTCAAAGCATTAGCAGAGCGGTATCAGATCGGGGTCAAAGGCGACGAGGTTATCAATGCGTTGGGCAAGCGTCGCACTGACTTTGATTCGGATGCGATGGCGAAGTATGGCGAGTACTGCAAGAACGATGTGGACTTGACGTATACCCTGTTTAATATCCTGATGGAGTCGTTTCCTAAGAAAGAACTTAAGGTTATCGACACTACTCTAAAGATGTTTGTAGAACCAGAGTTGGAGTTAGATACCGCACTACTGGAGCAGCATCTTGCCGATGTGAAAGCCAAGAAGGAAAAGCTACTGGCAGCAGCGGCAGCGGACAAAGATATATTGATGTCCAACGACAAGTTCGCAGAGTTGCTGATCAGTCTGAAGGTAGAGCCGCCACGGAAGATCAGTGCGCGTACAGGCAAAGAGGCGTGGGCATTTGCTAAGACTGACGAAGAGTTCAAAGAGTTAGCTACCCATCCTGACCCCAGAGTACAAGCGCTAGTGGCAGCACGGCTTGGCACCAAAACAACTTTAGAAGAGACGCGGACGCAACGGTTTATTGATATTTCCAATCGGGGTAAGCTGCCTGTACCCATCAAATACTACGCCGCACATACTGGACGGTGGGGTGGAGATGACAAGATCAACCTGCAAAACCTACCAAGCCGAGGGCAGAACGCAGGTAAGTTAAAGACATCCATCAAGCCGCCAGAGGGCTACGTCATCATCGACTCGGACTCATCGCAGATCGAAGCGCGGACAGTTGCATGGCTGGCAGGGCAAGATGATTTGGTTGAGGCGTTTGACAAAGGCGAGGACGTGTACAAGATCATGGCCTCTGCTATCTACGGTAAAGAAGTTGCAGACATCACCAAAGAAGAACGGTTCGTGGGTAAGACTACGATTCTCGGTGCAGGTTATGGCATGGGGGCTGAGAAGTTCCAAGCGCAACTTAAAACTTTTGGGGTCGAAGTCTCACTGGAAGAGTGTAAAAGAATTATCGCGGTGTATCGGCAGACCTACGACAAGATTCCGGCACTGTGGAGACAAGCACATAGTTGTTTGAGCGCCATCATCAGCGGTAGTGGTGCGGCGTTTGGTGCGGTGGATGCAGTTCAGTTTGATCCAACCGAGCGTGGGTTCCTGCTACCAAGCGGACTATGGCAGCGGTATGAGGGGTTGCAAAAAGTATATGACCCCGAGGGCAAGGAGCAGTACCAGTACAAGACTCGCAAGGGGATTGTGAAAATCTATGGCGGTAAGGTGGTTGAGAACATCTGCCAAGCAGTTGCTAGATGTGTAATTGCAGAGCAGATGCTCAAGATTGCTAAGAAGTACAAGGTGGTGCTCACCGTACATGATGCTGTGGCGTGTATCGCACCGATGGAAGAGGCTCGTGATGCAAAAATTTACGTAGAAACTTGTATGCAGTGGCGTCCTGACTGGGCTGCCACATTACCTTTGAACTGTGAAATCGGTATTGGAGAAAACTATGGAAGTTGCTAAGGTAGTTGATTACGCCTATCCCACGATGATGGCAGAGAAAGCATTGAAGAACCTGCACGAAGCCATGCTTGAGGGGAATCTTGATGAAGCTTTAGAACACGCACGTAGAGCGCAAGCGGAGTGCAAGCTGGCGTACCACGCCATCCTAGTCGCGAAAGAAAAACACAATGGCTAATGTATCTTGGTCGTACTCATCGCTGGACTTGTTCAAGCTTTGTCCGCACAAGTATTACAGACTGCGGGTCAAGAAGGATGTCGTTGATCCCCCACAAGACCACCTGAAATTTGGTTTGGCTGTGCACAAAGTAGCGGAGGATTACATCAGAGATGGCACTCCAATCCCCCCGCAGTACAGCGCCATGCTGGAGCCGCTAAAACGTATCCGTGCAATGGAGGGGGAGAAGCTATGCGAACAACGGCTTGGGCTGACGAGGGATTTGCAACCTTGTAAGTTCGGGGCAAAGGATGTCTGGTGGCGGGGTATCGCTGACCTGATCGTGCTGCGTGGCAACAAGGCATACGTATTGGATTACAAAACAAGTAAGTCCTCTAAGTACGCCGACACCAAGCAGCTTGAGATACTGTCGCTGGCTTTGTTCAAGCACTTCCCGCAAATACGGAAGATTAAGGCGGGGCTGCTGTTCGTGGTGGCAAATGATTTTGTGACAACAGAGTACGAAAAAGACAGCGCGGGAACCTACTGGACGAGGTGGATTGATGATGTTAATCGGCTGGAAAAGGCCGTAGAATTAAACGTATGGAACCCGCGCCCGAACTTCACCTGTGGGCAGTGGTGCCCTGTTAAGGATTGTATCCATAACGGTAAGGAGGGTTACAGATGAGTTACCGCAACAAAGATTTAGCCGTTCGTCTAAGCGATCTTCCAGAAGAGGAAGGCGCACCGTGCTTCATGGATGTTGGGTACTTCACAGACCAAGATACTGGCAACAGCGCACAGACGATGCTTACTTTATCTGACGTTGGCGGCGCATGTATAAACTTGTACATTAAAAACAAGTACAAGGAAGATGAGGTGGTTAAGATCGAAGACGTAGACAGCATTACCGTTGAGTTCTACGGAAGTGTTGAGCGTAGTGAATTTTTGCGTGGTCTACAGATGATCCTAGCCGCAGAGAAGATCACAGAAATTCTTACGTAGCGAGGCTACCATGCCGTACAAAAACAAAGAGGATCGGAATTACAAACAAGAGTATGCGACGTATCAGGGCACTGACGTACAGAAAAAGCAACGTGCCGAACGTAACGCAGCAAGGCGCAAGTTGTTGAAAGATGGCAAGGTTCACAAGGGCGATGGCAAGGATGTAGCGCATAAGAAAGCTATCGACAAAGGGGGTTCCACAAAAGATGGAGTCCGTGTAGAATCAAAATCAGCAAATAGATCGTTTCGTCGTGACAGCAAAGGGAACTTGGTTTCCGAGAAGAGCAAGCGCGAAGCGAAGAAGTAAGTAGTTTACAAAGTTTTGTTCGTTAGGCTGCGAGTGGAAATACCACTTTCGGCCTATCGGCGTCTGGAGAAAGAGTGCAAATCATAGACAACAAGGCGTTGCTGCTGCGAGTAAAAGAACCAAACCGCATCACAACCGTCATACCGAAAGCAAAAGTCCTAGACACAGGCGAGGTGCTTGTGAAGTGGGGGTTGGAAGAAGCGCAGGTGCTGAAGAACTTGCGCATCAAGAATGTTCCATCACCAATCAAAAACAAGTATTCGTGGCCCGGACTTTATAAGCCGTTCGACCACCAGAAAGAAACCGCTTCATTCCTCACCCTGCACAAACGAGCGTTCTGCTTCAACGAGCAGGGTACTGGCAAAACATCGAGCGTTATCTGGGCGGCAGACTATCTGCTGAACGAGGGAGCCATCAAGCGGGTGCTGGTGCTGTGTCCGCTATCCATCATGCAGTCGGCGTGGGAGACAGACTTATTCAGGTTTGCCATGCACCGCACGTGCGCAATCGCGCACAGCTACTCCAGAGAGAAACGAGCCGAGGCAATCAACAGCGAAGCTGAGTTCGTGATCATCAACTACGACGGAGTAGAGATAGTCAAAGACGAGATCATTAAAGCTAACTTTGATTTGATCGTGGTGGACGAGGCCAACGCCTATAAAAATATTCAGACGAAACGCTGGAAAACTTTTGCGTCCATCATCAAGCCGAACACATGGGTCTGGATGCTGACCGGAACCCCTGCCTCGCAATCCCCAACGGACGCATACGGCCTTGCCAAAATTATCAATCCGGGCGGTGTACCTAAGTTCTACGGTGCTTTCCGAGACATGGTGATGCAGCGCATTACGCAGTTCAAGTGGATACCGAAGCCCCGCTCAGAGCAGATAATCCACGAGGTCTTGCAGCCAGCCATACGGTTTACCAAAGCTGAGTGCCTCGACCTGCCAGACATGACATACGTAACGAGAAACGTGCCACTGTCCGCACAGCAGAAGAAGTTTTACGAGATCATCCGCAGAGATATGATGACCGTAGCCGCAGGAGAAGAAATTACCACAGTCAACGCAGCCGCAAACTTAAACAAGTTATTGCAGTTGTCATGCGGTGCTGTGTACTCAGATACAGGTGAAGTCGTAGCGTTCGACGCCAAGAACCGGATGGCTGCTTTGTTAGAAGTTATTGAGGAAGCCAGCCACAAGGTCATCGTGTTCGCACCGTTCAAGCATGCTATCGAGATCGTCGCTGAAGAATTAAAGAAAAACAACATTAGCACCGAAGTAATACATGGCGGCATCAGTGCTACAAGACGCACGGAAATCTTTGCAAATTTCCAAACAGAGACAAACCCACAAGTGCTGGTCATCCAACCACAAGCTGCTGCACATGGAGTGACACTACATGCTGCAAACGTCGTTGTCTGGTGGGGTCCGATTACATCTATTGAAACATATCTACAAGCGAACGCTCGTGTTCATCGGGCCGGACAACGTAATCCTTGCACCGTAGTACATCTTCAGGGGAGTCCAGTGGAGCAACGCATCTACAAGATGTTGTCTGAAAAAGTAGACATACATTCCAAGCTGATTGATCTCTATAAAAATGTGATGCAAGACGCTTGACAATGTTAAGTGGTACACCCATAATCAAAACGCCTTTTACAAACGAAGGAGAGTGCAAATGTCAGAACCCATCAACGCCGATAGGCTTGCAAAAGTCTACGTCAAAATACGCGAGAAGCGTCGCGAACTTGCCAAGCAAGATAAAGAACTCGAAGAGCAACTAGATGCAGTTGCTAGACAGTTGCTTGAGATTTGCAAAGAGCAAGGAGCCGCAACAATACGCACATCACACGGAACCATCTCACGCAGAACCACGAAGCGATTCTGGCCTACCGATTGGGATGAGTTCTATAAATTCATCAAGGATCAAGACGCGATGTCACTTCTTTATCAACGCATCAATACAGCAAACATGGAACAGTTTCTTGAAGAAAACCCCGATCTCCATCCGCCGGGGCTGAACGCGGATGTTTCTCAATCCATTGTTATCGTTAAACGCTAGGAGAGTGCAAATGAGCAACGAACTTGCAGTGCTTGATCAAGGTCTGCCTTCATACCTTAAAAATGCTGAACTGGATGCCACAACTAAAGCCCTCATGGGTGGCGGTGGTGGTGAGTCAAAACGTATCTCCATCAAGGGCGGCGTATGGCGCATGATGGTCAACGGCAAAGAGATTGCTAAGAACGAAGATCGCTCGATGAACGTGGTTGTCGTAGCGGCTGCGGAGAAAGTATCGCGCACGTTCTATGCAAAGCAGTATTCGGAAGGCAGTGAAGTAACTGCACCTGACTGCTGGTCTGCCAACGGTGAAATGCCTGACGCAAAAGCCAAGAACCCACAGGCTAAGCGTTGCCTAGACTGCCCACAGAAC